GATCGAAGGAGTCGACAAAAGGAAAGGCTCACCATTGGCGCGAGGAAGCAAAATCGAAAAAGGCCCGGCGCCGGGCCTTTTATCTTTGATCCACTACTGCCTTCACTCCGTCATAGACTCGCTCACAGGTGAGGCCTGCAGCTCGGGCACGGTCAGCTGCTTCTGCCATTGCACGCCCTTCTGACTCCATCTCACCAAGCACCCGGACGAACACTGCGGCGGCGCCTTCCCTTGCCGTGCGCTCGCCGGCAGTTCCGGCATTACAGGTAGCGAGCTGAGTGGCCAAGCTGCTGGCTTGCTTGCGCAACCCGTCAGCAGCAGCCCCAGCATCAGCAGCACGACGCCGCAGCCCTTCAAGTTGGTCATGACCCTTTTGCCCCTCTGCGTCTGCGACGCTCTGTTGTTGCCGCTCGACGACGCGAACGACGGTGACGGCCTCGACCTGGCCCTGGGCAATCCCCTCGCCCAGCCGCCAGCCGTTGACCTTCCAGCCCCCCAGGAAGCCGAGCGCCGCAACGATGCCCAGCACCATCGAGCGTTCTGCTAGTGCGGCGATCATGTCGCCACCTCTTCCAGTGCCTGCGCATACAGCGCAGCCCAGGTGCGTCGATGTGGTTTACCGGGGCGCCAGGTGCGTATGTACAAATCCCATGCAGCAGCCACCTCACCGAGCGCCGGTAGCGGCCGAGGATCTGACCACAGCAACAGTCGGGCGAAGCCAGCCGCAAGCACATCGTCATGCTCCAGGGCGGCATATACCGCATCCTCGGTTGCCGGCACCCCGCGCGCCTCGCAGAGCACTCGGGCATGCCCCGCAGTGGCGGTGTGGCGCAGCACACCACGCACGCCACCACCCTTCTCGAACTGCCAGAAGCCACGAGCAGGCCCGCCGATCTGGCGACGGTGAGTGAAGCGGGATTCCTGCAGGCCGTTGGCCAACAGCGAGACAACAGCAGCCTTGCTGCCCATGGCAGGCGGCAGCAGCGCAAGCGCAGGCGTGATCGCCTGATCACGGATTTCAGATAGAGTCATATTTTCTCCAGGCACAAAAAAGCCCGCACTGAGCGGGCTGGTTGGGTATGGTCTACCCTGCTAGTTCACAAACCCAGCAGGGAGGCGTTATGGGACTTGTCGTTGCGCGCAAGGTTGATGAAGTGGTCGAGCTGTACGTAAAACCCGGCACCGATCCAGAGGAACTGGCAGCAGCGCTAAGCGCTGGCATTGCCATCCGCATTCACAGCGTCCAGGGAATACGCGGCGAGCAGCCCAGGGCCTGGCTCGATATCGAGGCCCCCGAACAGATCGGAGTCGTCCGACAAGAACTGCGGCAGCCTGGGGCAGAGCCCGCCTCCTCACGCCCGGTTATACGTCTACGTCGAAATGCGGCAGATCCGGCGCAGGGCCAGTGATCACACCGTCCGCAATGTAGGCCTTGCTGTTCACCGGCACGTCGACACCGCGAACGGTGACGCGCGTGCCAGTGCGCAATTCCGCCTCGCTCGTGCCGGCCGACGTGTTGATGCTGCGCACGGTGGCCACGGTGCGCACGCCACCAGGCAGCAGGCCGATGAAGCGCTTCCAGGGATTGATCGTTGCCATCAGTGGTGCCGCTCCAGTTTGATCTGTTGACGCACGCGCACAGCTCCGGTGCCTTCGGCGCTGATGTCCACGCCCAGGCACAGGCCGACCCAAGGGCCAGCCTCCTCGGGCACCCGGTACAGGTGCGCCGGCAGGATCAGTCCGACGCCGTGGTCATCGCTGAACGGGAACAGCGGAATGGTCACGCTGACAATCTCGATGTTGCCGCCCTTGCTCAGCTCGTGCGTGCCGCGCGCCTGGTTGGCAGGTTGGTCAGTCAGCCAGTCGTCGAACACGTCGGGCGTTGGGTTGTCGCCGGCAGTGCCGGCGCGACGCACGAGCATCGAGCAGCCGACCGAGGTGCCCGAGGTGTAGCAGGCATTCCACGCCGGCTGCGGCGTCCACTCGCCGCCCAGGTCGGTCATCATCGCGGGCGGGATGATGCGCTCGATGGGCGCGTCTACCTGGCCCCACTCCCACGGCGGCGCCGGGTAGCGCGGCACGATGTCGATGTGATCGCTATCGCGAGACGGCAGCACAACGGCGCCCACCGTCTCGGCCAGCCGGGCGATGACCTGAATAGCCGTCTGGCTCTGGTAGCTCAGCGAGCCGGCCGGGAAAGTCCAGTCAGTTGCCTGCCAGTCGAGCGTAAACCCGGTGAACTGCAGTTCGCCTTCTGCCGCCTGCGCGGCATTGATCGGCGCCGAGTTCAGCGCACTGCGCAACGGCGCATAGGGCGCCGCCAGCAGCTGGCCACGGGTTGCCCCGGTGATGGTGTAGGCCTCGGTCGGAAACTGCAGCTTTCGGCTATAGCGCTCGACCAGCACGACCCACTTCCACCCGTTGATATCCAGCTCCAGCTCGCCGGCACCTCCGGCATCTGGCTGCACCAGCTCCAGGGCGGCGCGAGTGAAAATGTCCGCACTGAACGACCAGCTGAACGAATCGGCGTCGAGCCCTATCTTGATGTTCTTCGCCTCGATAGGCGTGCGGCTCGGCAACGCCACGAGGTTGACGGTATTCGCAATCATGTAGGTATCCAGAATGGTCGGATCTGGCGGCGGCTCCGGCAGCGGTTTGACCGGACCGGGATAGTCGACATACGGCAGCTCAGTCAGTCGCCCGTCGAGCACCCGCGCCTTGCCCCACGGCAGCCATGCCCGTTGGTTGAGTCGGCGCGCGGACTCCCAGCGCAGCGCCTGGCCGCCCGTGTCGGTCGGCTGGATCGGCGGGCGCTCAGGCTCATAGCGGAAGTCGAAGAACACCAGCGGCGACGACGGCGGCGTGTAGCGCTGGCCACTGAACGAGAACGACAGCGCTGAGCTGCCGGGCACGTACAGACTGGCCTCAACCGCTGCAGCAGCATCGAAGCGCGGGCCGTGCTCGTTCGAGCGCCTGGCCCGCCCACGCACAAACGCATCCTTTGCCGCTGGCTTCGGGTTGTAGATCAGCCGGAGGCGCACATCGAGCGGCCGTAGCCGATTGCCCCAGCTACCGCGCAGGCCCATATCACAGACCGGCACCCACCCCCAGGGCATGCCCCAGGGCGCGGCAGTTGCTGGAGCCGCTGCACCCCAGCCATGCAAGCATGCAGCATCGAGCGCCGGCACAGCGCCCCACTCTGCCCGCGAGCGGATCTGCTGCGCGATGGCCTGCCCCCAACCTGCCCGGGCCTGCAGGTCGCTTGCCAGCAGGGCGTTCCACGGCACGCTATCAGGCGCGCGATCAGCGGGCACAGCGCGAGACCAGCGCCCCCCTACCCTTGCGTTAATCATCGACCAGCTCCACCGGGAAAGGCCCGTGCGCAAGCGGGCGGTAGTAACGACGGGCGACCGCCCGGCCGGTGCCCAGCTCGCGCGAGTCCTCAACTGTGATTGGCCACCAATCGGGCTCGGTCGGCGGCAGCGTGCCGGCTTCGGTGATCTCGTACAGCACACCCGCGAACACGCTCGGACGGATGCGCTGGCCGACCGCGACGACAAGGCCCGGCGAGAACGCAACGCCGTAGTCATCGACAGCCACGGCGAACACGCGCCCGCCGGTCACGGCAAGGTCGATGCTGGCCAGGCCGTCCGCATCGGTCTGGCCGCGCCCGGCGATGCGCCACTCGCCAGTAGCCGGTCGCTCGATCACAACAACCTCACGCACGGCCGGCAGACGGTCGACTCGCACGCTGGCGTCAACCAATGCCGGGTCTGTCACGTCGCCCCCGCTGCCGCTGGTGATGTTCAGCGTGAACACCCCACCCAGCGACAGGTCGAGATATTGCGTGATCGCAAGGCGCGGCGTTGCATCGTCGATGGCCACCACCGCCCACTCGCCCCGGTCGACCAGCAGCTGGATGGGAATGCTGACCTCGCGAGTGAATTCGCCATCGACCGTCGGCTCGCCAATATCCAGCTGGCTGCCGGTATCCCAACCGCGGACGACGCGAACACGCTTCACAGATGCCGTGACCTGGCCGTCGCGAAGCAACCGGAAGCGCACCGAACGACGCCCAATCTCAGGCTGCAGCTGTGCCGCCGCAGGAACAACGCTAGTTGTTATTGGCATTGTTAGTTACCAGAGAGCAGGGTTATCCGATATGACGCAGCGGCGGCCCTGGTTAGTTTGTGACATGGGAACTAAGTACGAGTACCCGTCCGCCATTAGTGACGGAGTCATGATATGAGTGGCCCGCACAGGACTTACATCTTGAATCAGCGCACGGTAAATAATGTCCCCTCTGGAGTGTCCAGACATTACATCGAGAAAGCCGCCGCGCAAGTTGCCCGCATACTTGCTGGCACATGCCCATTCGATAGGACACATGTTCATTACGTCTTTGTAAAAGACGGTGGCACCAGTTGAGGGAGAAATAGAGAAAAGACTTACCACCTGCGTGGTAGCTGGGGCACCCCCCGTGTCAATCAACAACCCCGTGTGAGGATTCCGCAGGGTAGTTATAGCCTGATGATCAAAGTAGGGCGCCGTAATAGCGTTTACTGCGCTGGTGAGTTGGCCACCCACCGCAATGAAACTTCCCTGAGAATCATCGCCGACATAAAAGCAATTGTTCCAAGTCCCAACGGCAAGACTCTGGTCGAGGACGTTGGTATTAGTAAAGTTTCCATAAGGGTTGCAGTGGTGCATAAACCAGAAACTTCGGTCATCCGCGAGCAACGTCCATAGCGCCGTATTTGCGTACTGAAACTGATAGGTAGAACCACAGTAATGCGGCACTGAGTTGCCCGCCGCAGTGCCAGTTACCACCCCCTCCCCTTGCGGCACACCATTCACAATCCCCGTGTAGGTGTTGTGCAGGTATATCCGGTAAAACTGGTCTCCCGAGAAGTTGGTTGGGGACATGAACAAGTAGAAGGACGAGAACGTCACGTAGCTACCCGAGGCATTGCGCAGGGTGATCGTTCGATCACCCTCCTGGATCAATGCCCAGCCCGCTGCTGGCTTCGCACTTCCGCCAGAGCCGTACCCATTCACGAGCACGGCTATCAGAATCTGCTTGAGGCAGCCAAACCGGCGAATATCGACGGCCCCCGCTGATGCCGGAATATCCAGCACAGGAGCGCCGGCGTCGGTGCTCTGATAAAACCTGGCCATCAGTCCGCATCCCCCCTCACTTGCAGTTCAAACTGATCATCGTCAACGGTGCCCTGCCCGCTGATCACGGTGCGGATGCACCACAGCGGCCCGAGCGCCGAGTCCGTGTTGAAGCGCACGGCGTTCCCCGCAGCCCAGCCACTACCCCAGCCCTGCCAGCGAATCAGAAAGAACGGCTCGCCCGTCAGTGGGTTGACCGGTGAGCAGTCCGTCGTGATGTTGCCGGTGGCGATCACGCCCAGCTGCTGCTCGACGACCTGAAACGCGGTCGAGCTGGTGAACACCAACGCCCAGCGCCCATCGACAGCACCACGGTTGGTGATGATCGGCGGATAAGCCAGGCTGTTGTATTGCGCTGTCGTCGTGTTGCCGACGGGCAGATCCGTCCAGTTCGGCGCACCCGTGCTCCACGTTTGCTGCGTGAACCACGTATGCACACGAGCCTGCAGGTCGCCCCAAGTCACGGCGCTGGAGACGTAGGCCTCCCCGGCCGGCAGATCCCACGGCAGCGGCGCGCTGAATGCCAGTTCGCCCGTGATCTGCACTTCGGTGCACATGGTCATGTGCTCGACGCGATCAAGAATCACCAGCGGCAGCGTCAGCGGTTCGCCCGCCTCGTTCTGCAGCACCAGCGGGTTCGCCCAGGTCACGGCGCCGGCCTCGCGGTCGACGCTGTACGAGGACGCGCGTAGCTCTACGCCGTTCGCATCCACCACCAGGATCTCGGCTTGCTCGCCACGGTCGAGCGTCACGGTGCCGCCAGCGCTCGGGCTGGGCACGTTGGTCTCGGCGGTGTGGTGAATCACAAGCACGTCGCCGGGTCGGTAGATCGGCACGCGGCCATCTGCCGGCAGGCGCACCGGGTCGAGACCCAGCAGCCCGGCATCCAGCGGCAGCTGGGTTTGCACGACCGCGTTATAGCGCGTCAGCAGCGGGATCACCGGCACGTCGCTCGCGCCCGTGTCGTCATCCGGGTCAGTCGTGAACACCAGCCTGACGATGCCCGTGGCGATATCGACAGTGCCGCGAATGATCGGGTGAGTGAACTCGCCGTTGAGGTTCGCCGAGGCCGTGATGATCTCAGCTGTGTCCGTGCGCACCGCCGTTACCTGGGTGCTGGCCGCACGCAGCGGCGCACCAGGCGTGCGGAAGGTCGCCGCCGTCACGCTGAAGCCGGTCGCCGCTGTCAGGCATGCCAGTATGCTCACTGCCCCCGAGGCATTGCCGCCGTAGCTGTTGAGCACAGCCGAGCCGTTGGCATAGTTCACCGTCCCGACCGCTACGCCGCCGTTGGTGCTGGTGGCGATGTCGCGGAACAGGATGCCCGAGCGGTCGGTGTAGATCGCGCCGTTCCAGCTGAACAGCAGCGAGCCCGGCACGATGGCCTCGGCTACGCCCGGCAACAGCTCGAACGTGATCGGCGGCTGGGCCTGGCTGTAGGTGCGCTCTGTGCTGATCACACCAGCCGCCTGAGCCTTCGCCGACAACGTGCCGCCGAACTGCTCGCGTAGCTCGACGTTGGTAGTCACCAGTACCGGCTCGGTCTGCCGGCCGCTGTCGAAATTGCGTTTGCTGCGATTGCTGTAGGTGTACTCGGTGTAGTTGTACAGCCGCGCAACCTGCAGCGTGCAGGCACCGGTCGTGTAGTTGATGCTGCCACTGATGCCGCCCTGCCAGCCGCCGCTGCCGTTGTCGCTGGCCGAGCGCGCGACATCGCGCTGGCCATCGTAGACGGGCAGCGCGTTGCCACTCTCGATCACGTCCCAGTTGATCGCCGGGGCGGCCTGCCGTTGGGTGGTCAGCCAGTCGATCCGCACGCTGCCCGGCTTGAGCGGGGCGCCCGGAATGGTGAACGAGGCCATGCCGCTGCCGTCGCTGCTGACGCTGAGCGGCGTATCAGTGACCGAACCTTGCTCATAGCTGTAGCTGATGCCGGCGCTGGGCGTTGCCGCCAGCAGCAACACGCCCTCGCCCGAGGCATACGAAATCGTGCCGGTGCCACCCGTGCCTGACAGGTTGCCGTGACCGTCATCGCTCAACGTGCGCGCCGTACCGGCGGTATAACTGATCGCCACCGAGCCCGGCATGATGCCGGTGTGCGGCAGAGTGAATCGAACCTCCAGTTTCGGCACGATGCTGCCGCCCGTGCGTTGGGTGATCGCGTTGTCGGCCGAGCTGATATAGCTGAACACCAGCGAGCTGCCCACGTCCGGCAATGCGCTCAGGGTCAACGACACCGAGCCGGTTGCGAACGAGATTGTGCCAGCCCCCGGGCCGGTCAGCAGGCCGTCGCCCAGGTCGCGCAGCTCGTACCAGCGACCCAGTGCCATGAACGACACCGACAGTGTGCCTGGGCGCGGAATCGCGTCGCTCAGGTTCAGCGTGTACACATAGCCGCGATTGCCCAGCGTCACTTCCACCTCACCAGTCACGGTGTCACCGGTTGCGGCAGCGCCAGGCTGGTAGGTCGCCGACGCGGTGCCCGTCCAGCTCGTGCCGGATCGAGTCAGAGTGATTTCGCCGGTCTGATAATCGACGGTGCCAGCAGTGATCCAGTTGCTGCCGGACACGTAGCGCACGCCGCCCTTACGGTCATCGCCGAACACGCCGCCGTTGGCAGTGAGCGTCAGCGTCCCGGGTGCACAGCCGGTGCCGAGGAACGTGCGCGACTCCCCGACCGTGCTGCTCGCAGCAACACTCAGCGAGATAGTCCGGGCCGGGCCGGCGGGCAGATACAGCTGTCGCTGATAGCCGGCCAGCAGATCAACCAGGGCGCTCTCTTTCGTGGTGCTCGGCACGAGCTGGCTGTAAACGGACTGCACACGCAGGCTCAGCGCGCCCTGTGCAACAGCCTCGGCCAGCGGGCTGATACCGAAGTAACGGGCAGCGTCGGCAACCTGAGTCGACAGCACGCGCGCCTTCGGCAACTGGTCGAGCGAGTTCGACGTGGTGCCGGCCGGCGTGACCTGGCCACCGGGGAAAGACGACAGCAGCGGAGCACTGATCGACAGATCCAGACGGCGGCGGTCGAAGTTCACGAAGTTGCCGGCGGTGTATTCCCACGTGAAGGTTTCCATCCGGCTGCTGACATCCGTCACCCGCACGTATTGCGACGTGGTGGCGGTGGTGAGCTGGAACACCTCGCCGATTTCGGGGATGCGTTGTTCCTCGCGCTGCACACCAGCGATGGCGCGCTGCCCCTGCAGCTGTGTGCCCAGCAATTCGAAGGTGGCTGGCGACGCCGGGGTCACGTAGCTCTCGATGGCGTTGCGGGCATTCGCGCGAACGTCGGTCTGGCTGCCAGTGTTGAACAGCAGCACGCTGACGCGCGGATCTGCCGGGCGCTGAGTGACGATGCCGTGCGCACCCAGGTAGCGGTCATCGTTGGTGGTCATCACGCCCGCGAACAGCTTGCGCAGGCTGATGCGCCCGGTGGTGCGGTCGAGCCGGCTGATGTCGGGGAACACGTTGTTGACTTCGCCAGACACCACGGCAACGCCAGTGGCACGGCCGCCGCCGTCACTCTCGTCGGTCAGGCGCTGGCTTTTCAGCAGCTTCACATCGTCTTTGTTGATCGCCACGTCACTTTTCTCCGGGCATAAAAAAGCCCCGCATGGGCGGGGCTGCTGTCAGGGTGCAGGTTCTGGGTCGGGTGAAGGTGGCGGCGCCACGGTGATCAGGCGCAGGGTGAGCTGATAGAGCCAGTCAGGCCCCGGCGCGACGGTGCGGTGCACCGGAACCGCCTGCACAACAGGGCCGGCGACGCGGTTCCACGTCACGTAGTGCTGATCGCCGGTCGGCAACGTGAGCAGGTGTACAGCACCCGGCGCGCCGGCCATCGCCTCCAGCGCTCGAACGGTGGCCAGAGGGAACCAGGCACCGCCATTGCTCGCCAAGGTGATCGGGCGACCGTAAAGCTTGACGCCCTCCTGCACGATCAGCGCCCCGGTCAGCGAGCGCTCCTGCTCTTGCTCGATGGCGTTCCAGTCCCATTCGTCCACCCACTCCATCTGCTCGCCGCCAAGCTTCGGATCGGCAGCAAGGTCGAGGCTATCCAGAGTCAGCTGCATTACACGCTCCTCAAACCGGCTTGCTCCAGCACGGTCAACAGCTTGGCTTCGTCAGCATCAGACGAGACGCCAACATTCACTGCCCCACGCCCCGGCACCTCCAGCCGGATGACCTTGCTGGGTGCCGGCGCCGGCTGCTGAGTGGCAGCGGGCTGCGTCGCCTGCTGGGCTTCCATGCGTTTCTTCTGTTCCTCGGCCTGACGCTGCTGTGCGCTTTCGCTCTCGATCTGCCGCAGCAGGCCAAGGGCACGCGCGGCATTGGCCACCGCTTGGGTATCGCCGCCCGCCTGCGCCTCGGCCAGCTGCGCCTGCAGCTCGCGCTGGCGGGCAGCGAAGCGGCGCCGCTCGATGTCGTCTTGCCGGCCTTGCAACCCATCCAGCTCGTCCTGCAGGCTCTCCAGCGTGCTGCGGGTCGAGTCGCCCATCTGCTTCATGCGCTGGGTCGCGGCGTCGATTGCTGACTCCAGCCCACTCAGGTCGGAATCATCGAGCAGGCCCAGCGTAGACTTCATGCCCTGAGCGGCCTTGACGAAACGCTGTGCACTGATGGCGCCGCGCTCATAGCTGTGCATGAGCGATTGCAGCGAGGCCTTCTGAGCCAGGAACGCTTCCTGAGTTTTCAGGCTATCGCGCTGGGTTTCGAGCGCCCAACGACCAAGGCCGCTCAGCGGGCGTGACAGGCCAGCCTGCACGTCGGCAATCGCCTTGCCTACCTGCTCCAAACTGCGCCGGGTGTCCTCCAGACTGCTGGTGTCGATGGCCGGCGCCGCAGTGCTGATGCCCCGCAGTGCGTCGAACGCCTCCAGCGCGGCCCGACTCAAGCCGGCCGCGCCCTCGCGAGCACGAGTGATGACCCCTGTAAAGAAGCCCTCCAGCGCCCCCATATCTTGCTTGGCATCGCTGGACTCCTTGCGGCGCTGCTCCATCGCGGCGCCGCCCGCCTTGCGCTCGGCCTCCATACGCTTGCCGCTTTCGCGGCGCAGTTGCTCAGAGGTGACGATGGCCTGCTGGTCGGACTTGTTCTTATCGTCCTGGGCTTTCTTGCTGCCCTGCAGGGCTTGGGTCAGCTCCTTTTGACGGGCGTTGAGTTTGGTCAGTTCGGCGTTGTACTGAGCCGCCGTCACCTGGCCGGTGCTGTATAGCGCCTGCAACGCCGTGCGGATGGCGGCGATATCGCGATCCGTCTTGGCATCGCTGATGGCGCGTTGGACGTCGGCCAGGGACTTGAGGCTTTCAGCCGCAATGCCAACGTCACCGGCCATGCTCTTGGCAGCGCCACCCAGGGCGGCCAAGCGGCGATTCAACTCGACCGAGCTGGCCGAGTATTCCTGCTGGCTGATGTCGCCACGCTTATACGCGGCATACATCTCATCGCCGACCTGGCGCAGTTGCGCGACCGTCTTGGCCGCACTGATCTGATCCAGGGCGCCCTGCATCGAGGTGACAGCCTGGCGCACGAAGTCGGCCTGGCTGACGCTCTCAAGGCTGATGGTCTCAGTCTGCTCTTTCGCCTTGGCCTTGACGTGCTCGGTGGTCGTGTCCCAGGCGTCGACGATCTGCTGATAGTCGGTCTTGGCCTGCTCGGCATAACCCTGGCTCAGCTCGCCGAGGAAGTTGTACAGACCATCGGCCTTGGCGCGCAGATCGCTGTTGCCGAACATCTCGGCAATCTGGCCAATCGCAAGCCCCAGCCGGCCAACTGTCTGCTGTACTGCCAGCACCAGGGCAGCGCCGGCCGCGTTCACGGTGCCGGCGAAGCCGTTCCACACCGTGGTCAACGTGGCAGCGACAACGCGCGCCGCCTGCACCGTGCTCTCGATAGCCGGGCCAATCTGCTCGGCAGCTCGGGCAGCACGCGCGGCGAGCCCTTCGAAATCGACCGTGGCCAGCTTCTCGACATACTGCGACAGCGCCTCAGAGCCGGACACGAACGCATCCGACAGGCTCTGCGCGAGGCGATCAAGTCGGCCGTCGTTGGCCATGGCGTCCAGACCGTCGCTCACCTCCACAAGCTTGCGCTGGATATAGTCAAACGCGCCCGAGTTGGCGACACGGCTAGTGAAGTCGCCGATACGATCCGTGATCCCCTTCCAGAGGCCAGCCGCCGTATTCAAGCGCGCTGCAGCTGCTGCACCACCGTAGGCTTCGGTGAGCATGTCCATGATGATGGACTGCGCTTCGGCCATCCGGCCGGTCGCTTCCAACTGCTTGAGTAGGCGTTGCTGGCCAGCCTCCAGGGTGAAGCCCTGCCGACTAAGCGCGGCCATGGCCTTGGACGGCGACTGCAGCGCACGGCCAACGATCTCAGCCGATGCCTCGGCACTGATGCCAAGCCGCTGCTGCTGATCAATCGCGATCTGCAGGGCACGCGGGAACTCGTTCGCTGCCACGTCCGTATATGACAGCAAACGCGCCTGAGCCGACTGAACCTGCTCGGCAGTGAGCATCGAGCTGGCTTCCATGGCATCGGCCATGTCCAGCAGCTGCTGCGTGGTGAACTCGGCTTGCCGCCCCGTGGACGCCAGCGTGGCCTCCAGCTGGGCCAGAGCCTGCTGCTTGTCGGAGCCCTCCATCGCAATGGCTCGAATGCCATCACGCACCAAGTTGAGCCCTGACCTAACAAGCCCCATGGCAGCATTGAGCGAGACGTAAGCAGCCGCGAATGCCACCACCTGGCGCACACCGCTGGCCATCGCCCCCTTGGCGGCGTCGATGCGGTCAGCGTGTTCCTTGGCCGTGTCGGCGGCCTTCTTTTCCTCGACGCGCTTTTCGCGGATCGCCTCGCGGTTGGCGGCCAGCGCCCGCTTGCCATCGTCCAGCTCGCCGGTCAGCCGCTTCTCTTCGGCCACCACGTTGTCAGTATCCACCCCCAGCTTTTTCAGCTCGCTGGTGGTGTTCTTGATAGCCTGCTGGTTGCGCTTGTAGGCGCGCTCGGCCTCCTCCAGCGTCTGCCGCGCCTCACGCAAGGCGATACGCTGGCCAGCCGTGGCCGTGGCGTTGTCGCCGATCTCGCGGGTCAGGTCATCCAGAGTCGCGCGGGCGTCGGCCTGGCTGCGCGCCAAGCCTTCGGTGGCCTGCTGGTTGTCGCGCAGGGTGCGAGCCAGGCCACGGGCGCGGCCCACATCATCCATGCTCGCCTTGAGCCGGCGCCCTTCCTCGGTCAGCTCGCGCATCGACTCGGTGGCCGGCGCTACATCGCCGCTCAGGAAGTTACGGGCGCGCAGGGTGAGCTGGATCAGGCGATCACGAACGGACATCACTTTTCTCCAGGCAATAAAAAACCCGCCGAAGCGGGTTTCTGTAGATCAGGGGCCGGCTAGAACTGCTCCAGCCTGCCATCAGCATAGAGAACCTTTTTGACCTCAAACGAGATCTTGAGATTCTCCTGCGGCTCATTTCTGAAGCGCTGGTGTCGATCAAGGAACTGGTTGTAGTCGATACCACCCGACCACACCAACGGCGCCCCCTTGGCGACTAGCTCATTCACGGCCATGTTAATGCGGATAATCTCGTTGCCTAGCAGATCGGTAACGAGAATAACGCCATCAAAGGCCCGGATATCAGCAGGGCTTCGGTTGGTGAAAACAAAATCGGTTGTGATCTGGCTTTGGCCATACTCACCCTCAACGAACCCCTTGCGGACGAGCTGAGCCGTTATAGGGGCATCTTTCGGCGCGGCTTTCGGCGCCGAAGCCGGAGGCTTCGGCTTGTTCGCATCAGCGGCAGGCTTGGAGTCGCCCCCAAAAAGAGACCCGAGCCCAGCAAGGGACTCAGCCATGGCGCTGCGGATCTCGTACTTGACGTGCTCACGACCGGCGAAATAGCCGACGATCAGCCCCACGACTAGCGCGGCGATCCACTTGACTGCTGGGTTGGAATTGGCCCACTGCGCGAAGGTAACCTTGAGAGCTGGGGCCGGGATCGCAGCTGCGGCCATAGCTGGCTGGGCAGCAACCTTGGAATAGTAAACGCCGCAGCTAGGGCAGCAGTCAGGGCTTTGCTGCATCTCAGCCATCGTCGGCTCATAGTGACATTTTGGACATTGCATCGGGCTCCCTCCCACAGGGTCAGTGTGAGCTGGAATCTAGCACAGAGAAAACCATCGCGACCCGGTGCAATCGTTTGCACCGGACAACAAAAAGCCTCGCGTTGGCGAGGCTTTCGGGACAGCGATCAGTCTTTACTTCTGCTTCGGCTCTTGCTTCCCCTGACTCTTTCCGTAGAAGAAACCACCAAATGCGCCAATTGAAACACCAATGATCAATTTGGCCATATCCATGACCAAATCCTTGGCGTCCGCCCAGATGGCGAAGCCAGAGAAAACCAGAATCATCAGCACAATAGCGCCAATGAACCAGTAACGATGGATCAGGTGATCGTTGTAACGGCCAAAGTGCTCCTTATGAAACTCCCGCTGGGCTTCGATAGCCGCCAAACCAAGGCGCTCATTCGAAGCGATCTTCTCGCGCTCAACTTCTTGATCACCACGCTTAAGATCGTGCTCCTGCTGAGTCACCTCCACCATCTGCTTTAATGCAGCCGTGATTGCTTTCAGCTCGGGCTTATCCCCTGTCGGCGTTACATCCTTCAACCCATCAGAACGGTCAGCGTCATCAGCCGGAATGATTTCTGGTTCGTCACTCAAGGCAAGCAGACCTCATACTGCGGCGTTCGCGTTTCAACCTCAAACACACCGAAGCCTTCCGAACCTATTCTCGGCGGCACGAAACGCACGTTTTTGACCTCATCAGAGTGAGACTCGGTAAATTCCAGATACTGCTCCGGGCTCATCTGACGGACGTGCGTTACCAGCACAGCCTCCAGAACATCACCGTCAAGCATCCAAGATTTCATTGAGCATTCTCCTACTCGGCACAAAAGCCCGGAAGGGATTAACCAGCCGGGCGAAACACTACGCGTCTTTGACGCAATGATTAACCACACTTAAGCACACTTTCAACTACTGAGTGTGCAAAAAAAATGTGATTTCACGGCTAGGATGGGGGCGCGCCTGCAGGCGCGCCCCCATCCTAGCTGTGGAACCCCAGACCTGCAAGTCTCTTCAGGCCGCAGCCTTCATGCCCAAGCTGTAGAACTGCGACAAGGGCGTATCGTCGCCATCCACGTTGACCACAAGCATATCCGCCAGCAGCTCGCCCGAGACTTGATAGGCCGCGTACTGGGTGCCGCTGAGCTGGATCTGCTGCACCAAGCCAGGCTTGAAGCGGCGCAGGCGGGCCGGAGTCGGCGAACCACCCTGCGCGGCGTTGAGGCCGGCGAAGTACATTTCCAGCTCCACCTGCGCGGTGGTCAACATCTCCACCACGTTGGCCTTGAGCTTGGTGTAACTGGCCGTGAAGCCCGCGCTGGTGATCGTGGTGCCGCTGGTGAGCTGGATGCCATAAGGCGTCAGCAGGTAATCCGAGCCTGGGCTATAGGCGGTGCCGCCACCGGCCGGCAGGATCTCGACCGACGCCGACAAGTCGGGCAGCTCATTGAACGGGATCAGCTCACCTGCCAGGCCTTCGCACACATACGGCTCGGGCGCGGCGACCACACCAGCAGCGACGCCACGCACCGTGCCACGGCCAACCAGGGCCAGGTTGCGGGCGTTCACGTCGTACAGGGTGAAGCTGGCGGTAACACCCGTCACGCGGGACGACGTGTTGCGATTGCCGGCGCCGGTAATGTAGTTGGGCAGGGTCTGCTGATCCTCGGTGTGAGCGATCTGCAGTTCGCTGGTGTTACCCCAGGGCAACAGCGCCTTCTGCGTTTGATAGGCGCGCGAGAAGATATCGCCATAGCCGATAAGGCTGGCGTCTTGAACGGTGATCATGGGTTTACCTCGATGTCAGGGGGCGGCGCAGGTGGCCAGGTAAAGCGGGAGGTTGGCGGGTTACTTCGGTTCAGCGGCCGGCTTGGCTTCGGCCCTGGGCTTTTCCGGCTCAGGCTTCGGCGCGAAGTCATTGGCCTGGGCATGCGCCAGAGCAGCGCCTGTCAGTTCATCACCCTTCTTGTACAGCTTGACCTTGCCTCCCTCGCGGAAGGTGAAGGCCTTGGTTGCTTTGGTGGTGGACATATCACCCTCCTAGGGTTGGTATTGCTCGACGAAAACGGCATTGACCTGCGCCTGCACGATGGCGAGCGAATGCGAAGGCGCCGGGTAGTTGAATTGCACGTCGCCCAGGGCAACGCTCTGCAGCACCCCGCGTAGCTCAGGCGGGGGGCGCTCGCGCACAGCGCGGCCGATGCTCCACTCGATCTGATCGAGCAGCACATGCCGCTCGACGCCGGGATGCTGGTCGAAGTTAACGACCACCTCGACTTGATAGGCGCGCCCGCGAAGACTGGAGGACACCACGCCATTCGGTGTGACAGCATCGCTCGTGGACGCAGCCACCAGCGTGCCCAACGGCAGCGGATCGCCCGCCGCCAGATCCTCATAAAACTGGCCAACGTGCACACCAGCCAACGTCAGCGGGTAGCCGTTGGCGGCGTCGATCTGCCGCAGCTGACCGGCCAGGAAGTCAGTCACTCGCGTGGCGATCAGTTGCATCAGAACAGTTCCTTATCAAGGTCGATGTTGTATTCCAGCGCCAGGCGCTCGGCGGCCTGTGCACGGGTGTTGTCATCCACGGCAACGCGGAACAGCGCGGCGGCCGAAGGGCCGTTCGCGTCCTCGGGCACGCGGTACTCGTAGCGGTATTCCTTGATATGCGGCAGCTTGGTCTTGGCGTGCACCTTGCGCTCGCGCACGCTACGGGTTGCCAGCGGCAGTTTCCGGGCGCTCGATGGGTTGATGAAGCCGGCCGCGACCTTCTCGCCGCGCCACCAGTCCACCAGCACGCGCGCGTTGACCTTGGAGCCACTGACAGGATCGGCGCGGTGCCGATAGCAGCGCGCGGGAATGCTGGCCGACGACGGCACGATGCTCGCCTCGGGCCGGTTGGTGGTGGCCAGGTCGAGGCGAATGCGGTCATTGAAGATCACGCGCCGCACGCCAGTCGCCTTGGAGAATGGCTCCACCAGCAGCACCCGCTTGACCCAGCGCGCCGCCCGGTTGGTCGAGTTGATCTCGATACGGGCGAAGCGCTTCTCGTCGATGCCAAAGGCAGCGGCGGCGCCCTCGAAAGGCGGCAGGCTCACGTCGATACGGTTCATACCTTCTTCACCCACATGCGCCGCACTACGCGGTCATCCTCGGTCTCGACCAGGCCAGCAACGCGCCAGGCCACGCCCTCGACCTCGAACACAGCACCAGGCTGCGGCCGGCCCACTTCGACCACCGCTGCCTCCAGCTCGGTCACGAACTCAACCGCGCCAGAGAACTGGCCAGGACGCGCCACGCCATAGGCCAGGAACACGCGGCAAGGCAGCGCCGTGGCGCCTGGCGTTGCTGTGTAGGTGGCGGGTGTGCCGATCAGCTCGGTACAGGTCAGCACCTGCTCGGCCTGGTGGCCGCGCACGTCTCGCACGCTGTCGATGTGCAACAGCCGCTGCCCTGCACGCAGGTAGCGACCATTGCGCAGGCGGTCATCCCACCAAGCACGCACCTCGACGCGTCCAGGGTTGCGCAGGCCAGCAGCAACAGGCACGTCGCCGGCATCCTTCGCTGTAATGCCCACCCACAGCCAATCAATCAGCTGTGCCTGCAGATCCGCGCCGAGATCCAGCAAGTCGGCGGGCGTGTCGAGTCGGCCCGTTCTCATCCCACGTTCACCCAGCGATAGGGCCGCCAAAGGAACTCAGTCGCCTTGGGCAGCGCGGTGGCAATCGTGCCGATCACGACATCCTCGCGATTGACGTACCAATGGCCGACAAGCAACAGGATGCCCTGCTGTATCGCCTTGGTCGGCTTCAAGGCGTTGCCCACTGGATCTGGCAATGCACCATCCGGGGCGATCAGCGTGCGGTTAGTCTGATCGTTGAACGACTGCGCGGCGGCGTCGATCAGCACTTGGATATAGCCGTCGTCGTGATCGTGACGCACCCGCAGGTGCGTCTTGACCATGGCCAGGTCGATCATTTCGGCACCAAGGCCAACAGCGCATCCTTGTTGGCGGCAGCGTCAAACGTGATGCCCTTGGCCGTCAGCCAGGCCTTGAGATCATCCTTATTCATCTTCAACGGGTCAGCGGCAACCGCCCCAACAATCCCCAGCTCTTGCGCGATCTCCAGCGCGCGGCCGTCCAGCTCATGTTCGCCAGCCGGGTACTCGACGACGGCCATACCGTCAGGCGAGAACTTGAACAGCTCGGTTAGTTTGATCATCGGCATGATCAGCACCCCATAACGACAGAGGCCCGCGCGGGGCGGGCCTCTGTGGTGAATGACACCGCTTAGGCGGCGATCTTGAGCAGCTTGATGGCCTTGCTGTCCATCACACCGCCACCAACACGCTTGGTGGTGTAGAAGTGGACAAAGGGCTTGTTGGTGAACGGGTCACGCAACACGCGGGTGCCACGCACGTCGGCGATGGTGTAACCACGCTTGAAGTCACCGAACGCCAGCGGAATCGAGTCGGCCGCGATATCCGGCAGCGCCTCGTCTTCCTCGTAGCGGTAGCCCAGCAGAATGCCCGGCTCGCCAGCCTCCAGGCCCGGACGCCACAGGTAGTTGCCTTCACTGTCCTTGAGCTTGCGCAGGGCAGCCAGGGTGAGGCCGTTGCCGAGCCAGACTGCGTTCTTGCGATAGCCACGCTTGAGGCTGTGCACGAGGTCGATCAGGCGATCCGGGTTGTTCAGGGCTGCAGCGGCACCAGAGGTAACGAACTGCAGGGTGCCGAACGGACGAGAGCCGGCCTTATCGGTCACCGCCGAGTTCGGATAGGCCAGGAAGCCTTTCGGCTTATTGCTGCCATTGCCGACCACATAGGCGTCGCCCTCCTTCTCGTCGAAGTCCCACGACAGCTCCTGAGCCAGCCAGGCCTCGACATCGAAGAAGATATCGTCCAGCGCCTTTTGCGTGATCGCCGGGTTCGCGTAGATCTCGCCGAAGAACGGCGCGATCTGAGCCAGCTTCGGCGTGTTGGTTTCCGTGCGCTCGTCGGTCTCACCGACCCAACCCGAGCCAGAGCCACCGATGTTCACCAGGCGTTTGTACTCTTCAGAGCCGACCGAAATCACGTTGGCCAGGCTGCGCATGATGCTCAGATCGCGCTCCAGCTCGACGATATTACGATCCAGCTCCTCGGGCACACCAAAGCCACCATCTTCCCCCGTGCCCAGGTTCAGCGCCTTCTGCTCCAGATCACGCAGGCCATCCTCGCGCCCCTTGCGCAGGTAGCCGTCAAAGGCCGACTTGTGCTCGGTGACAGCTTCATCGTCCGCACCGGTATCACGACCGGGACGATTCTTTTTCTTCAGGTTCTCTTCGGTGTTCTTCTTGAAGGCTTCCAGCTCGCTGAGCTTGGTATTCAGCTCAGCCAGCTTGGTTTCCAGCAACGGGTCGCCCTGGCCTTTCTTGAGCTTTTCCAGCTGCTCGTCGTTGGTAGCCTTGAACTGCTGGAACGCCTCGCCGAGCTGCTTGATACCCTGGCGCAGCTCAGCGAAGGAATCACCGCCCTCGTTACGGCGGTGCAGGGTGCGCAGGCTCGGCAGCGAGCGGCCCGCGTTTTCGGCCACCGAAGCGGCAATGATGGATTTTTGCATGGGTCAGCCTCTCAGCATTTCGGTAAGTTTGTTGAGGTCATCGAGAAGGCCACCCACTCCAGCGTCACGCTGGGCGATGCCCTTATAGCCGTCAGCCATCAAGGCCTTGGCTTCGGTTCGAGACAGGCCGGCGTCACGCAGGAACTTCTCGAATTGACGCGGCCCCTGCAGAGAGGTTTTCACCGTATCCACGCGGGCCGCGTCGTTCGCGGGGAAGGTCACCAGGGACACTTCCCACAGGTCGATCTGGTTGAGGTGGTACACCCCAGCACCGTTGTCCCAGGTGCCGCCACCGGCCGGGATGCTGTAGCCGATGGACAGCCCCGTGATGCTGCCTGCCTTCAAGTGGGCATAGGCGCGGCGCGCCAGAGGGTCATCGTCGATGAGCAGCCGGCCCTCCAGATACAGGCCGTGATCGTCTTCCTCCATGCGCGTATACACGCCCAAGGGTTCGTCGAATTTGTGCTGCCAGAGCATCGCGGGGAATGCCCCTTTCCGCCCCCAGGTTTTCAGCGATTCCAGAAACGCACCGGGGTGCACCACGTCGGAATAACTGTCAGGGATGTCGAACACCGACCCATAACCGGAGAAGGTGCCGTCGTCGCCCACCTGCTTGACCTTGAAGGCGGTGGACAGGTGCTTATTGCTAAGCGCGTTTTTCGTTCTCATCTGTCGGCCGTCCGTTGATGATCATGTTCGATGGGGTCAGGTAGATATCGCCGCCCTCGCGAGGGTTGCGATCTTCCAGCTCCAGCACGTCGTTGGGGCTAAACGCACCGATGCCAACCATGTCCTTGTAGAACTGGCTGCGCGCCTTCATGTCACCGCGCAGCAGCGCAGCCACGTTGAACTTGGCAAAGTGGCTTTCCTCGTCGCGCTCGTTGAGCAGCGAGACACGAATGCGATCCTCGATACGGTTCAGATAGGGCATCAAACCGTCGTTCACGTAGTCGAGCGATTGGTGCTCGATGTTGTTGTTCGTGGAACGGTCGAGGATGGCCACCTTGTGCGGCGGCACCCGGAGCATCCCGCACAGCTGGTTATCGGTGTGCTTGCGGTTCTCCAGCCACTGCGCGTCGGCGTTGGTCATGGTTACCGTCGCCCACTTCAGGCCGCCTTCGAGAATGGCCACCTTGTGTGAGTTATCGAGGCCTTGGTGCTTCTCGTTCCAGCTATCGCGTACACGGGCGAAGACTTCGTCTGTAAGCGTGCCGTCGGTCTGCAACACGCCGCCAGGGTTGGCACCGTTCACGAACAGCTTGGCGCCGTGCCGCTCTGCGGCGATCCCAGCGCCGAGGCATTCACGGGCGTACTCCAGCGCACCCAAGCCGCGCACCCCATCCAGGCTGAGCGAGCGAACGTGGAACACTTCATCAGCTGACAGGATGTCCCGTTTGCCATTGGCGAAGGTCACGTCGTAGACCAGGCTCCAGTCCTCGCGTAGCTTGGGCTTGGTGGTGAGCGGGCTCAGCGGCAGCAGCTCGACAACCACGCCGTTGACGATGTTCTTCCAGGCGTAGAAGTTGCCGCGCAACACAAGGTGCGCGGTGCACATTTCCCAGAACTCAGAGGCCGTCATGAAGTCGTTCGGGCGACGACTGATCAGCCTGTGCACCGGGTGCTGCCGTGCCACGTCGGCGCCGCGTGTTTCGCGTTCCTTGTAGAGCTTGATCGGCAGCTTGCCCACGTCCTCGGCCAGCACCTTGAGGCAGGCGAAGAACGGGGCGTAGCGCAGTGCCGAGGAGGCGTTGACGCTCACCCCAGACACCGCGACAGCACCGGCCGCGATCATCTCCAGCAGCTCGCGCGACCCAACTGGCGCGGCCGCGGCGGCGCCTTTCCGCCAGGGCGGACTCCAGCTTTTGAGCCATTTCATTAGGTTGTCCTGATGCCTCGGTTTGCATAGGCCGCGTTGACCCCTTCAAGGATCTCAGCGGTCGCACCCATCAGCCGGTTGATGGCATTGATCAACGCCGCGATGCCGTCGATCCGTTCGCGGCTCTTGCCTTTGTGGGGGCGGTAGTTGCCGTTGCTATCGCGCAGCAGCGCCACGTTACCGGCGCACCAGCGCAGCACCGGGTGCCCGCCATGCCGAAGCAGCTCGCTCAGCAGCAGGCCCTCGACTCGCTTGGTCGGCGCGCTCAGGTTGCCGAGGTTCTGCCCTAGCTTGACCATCGAGCGTCCGTCACCGGTAAGCTGCGTCACCAAGTGCGAAGCGTTCCATGGGTCATAGCCAATCTCGCGCAAGTCGTACTTGGCGGCGCATTCGTTGATCACCGCGCGCACGCGCTCGTAATCGACGACGTTGCCTGGCGTGGCCTCCAGAAAGCCTTCCTGCACCCACTTGGGGTAAGGCACGCGGTCGACTTTGGCGCGGTGCTCGATGTTCTCAACCGGCACGAAGAAGAACGGCACAACGTAGACGTGCGGGTCTTCGGGCGTTGGCTCGAACACCAGCACGAAGGCCGTGAGGTCGGTTTCGGTCGAGAGGTCAAGGCCGCCGTAGCAAACCCGGCCTTCCAGCGCCTCAACGTCGAACGGCGCCGCGCACGGGTCCCACACCTTGACCAGATCAAGCCACCGGTCATCCTGCTGGCACCAGACGTTGAAGTGCTTGGTCAGCACGTTGACCTGCTGGGCGATGACCATCTTCGCGTTGGCCACCTGATCGCGCAGGTAGCCGAGCCGCACCGATACCCCCAGGTTCGGGTTGGCTTTGATCCAAACCCGCTCGTCCGTCCAGTCGTCGCCCTCGTCCAGGGTGTAGATCACGCCGCCCACGCTGTCGTTGGCGGCTCGACCTTCGAGGATGTCCGCCAGCATCTGCCGCTGTTCGTAGCAAATGCCGTGCTGGTTGAATCCGGCCGTGGTGATCGCCGTCAGCATCGGCTCGCGGCGCGAGCCCATGGCAGACACGAGGACGTCCCACAGATCGCGCGTCTTATGCGCGTGCAGCTCGTCGACGATGGCGCCATGCGGGTCGAGGCCGTCCAGCGTCTGCGCGTCAGCGCCAAGCGGGATGTATTCGTTGGCCGTGCCCTTCACAAACAGTCGGTCGCGATGACTGGTGAACAGCTTCTTGAGCCCCGGCGAGAACTCCACCATCAGCTCGGCGTCGGCATGCACGATCTTGGCCTGCGCCAGCTTGGTCGCGGCGGTGTAGACCTTCGCGCCCGGCTCAGCGTCGAAGGCAGCCAGGTGGATGCCGATGCCGCTGAGCGTGGTGCTCTTGCCGTTCTTGCGCGCTACTTCCTCGTACCACTGCCGGAAACGGCGGGTGCCATCCTCGCGACGCCAGCCGAATTGGACGGCTCGCCAGAACTGTTGCCAGCCCTCCAGCTGGATCTTCTGCCCAGTCAGCTCGCCACGGATATGCCGCAGGAACTTCGGGAAGAAGTCGATCATGTACGCCGCGCGAGCCGGGTCGAACCACAGCCCACGCTTGGCGCCCTTGCGCAGATCCACGTAATGCCGCTTGACCGCCAGAAAGGTCAGCCGACCCACCACGATCTCGCCACGCAGCACCGCAACGCCGTAGGCGTCCCACGGGTGCAACTCTTTCGGGATTAGCTTGGACGCCCCTGCATAAAGCTTCGGATCTCGTCCAGGAAAAGATCGCCTTGCTCGGCGCCTTTTTCCAACGCCTTGACCTTCGCAAAGGCCGGGATTGTCAGACAGCAGGACGGAAGCCATCGCAGCAATTCCTTCTCTTGCTTGTCGACGTAGTGGACGGCCTGGTGCGGCTGCTCGTAGCCGTTCGGCGTCTTGACCATGATCGAGCCGTGGTTCTCATCGATCACCCGGTCGAGATCCTCAATGGCCGTGAGCCAGCGGCGGTACTTCTTCACGATCACGGAGATCGCGAGACCGGCCGTCATGTGCAGCAAGCCGGCCTTGCGCAGCTGGTCGCAGATGTAGTCCCAAACCTGCTGCTCTTCGGGTGAAAACTGGATCGGGCAGTCAGGCGACTCGACCACAGTGCCGGCCGACGCCTGGGCGTCTTCACTGCCAGCCGGTGCAACAGTCATCGGTGGGTTCGTCATCGTCCTAATACCCTGGGATGGTTTAACCCCCCCCCTATAAAAATTTCCGGAGCGCGGGTACACAGCGCTCCATACGTCGTTCGGGCAAACGGCGGCGGGAAGGATTTACACCCCCCTACCCCTGCCGGGGCGCCGGGCTCGACAGCCGGAACGGCATCGCCGGTTCCACCCGCACGGCCACCCCGCAATCCTTCTCTCGAACCTTCGCACCGATGCGGTTGTGACACTGCCAGCAGAGCGCGCGCAGGTTGCTGTCCACCAACCCGAGATCCGGTCGCAGCCGATAGGGAATGATGTGGTCGACCATCGTCGCCTCAACCACCAGACCGATCCGCTCGCACTCAACGCACAACGGGTGAGCCTTACGGTACTCCTCGCTCTTACGCTTCCAACGGTTCGTCCAGTAGAAGCTGTCCGACTTCGGGCGACGTGCGTTGTAGTCCTTGTTCTGCCGTGAGCGGTACTCAGCCCGCGCCTCATCGGCCTCAGCCTGATGCTGCTCGCATCGAGTCTTCCCCGGCATCGCAAGACGCAGGCAACCAGGCGCCGAGCAGACCGCACTCGGTGCGGACGGCATCAGCGCTCACCCTCACGGGCAGGCGGCACATCCACTCCAGCCCGCTTAGCGATGTAGCGGGCGTAGATGCCAACGACGATATCCGCGCCAACCAAGCCGACGCCGATGGCAACGGCACCAGCCAGATAGACGTTGTTCCAGTAGTACATGCCCGCCAGCAGCGCAGCCATGCCACACAGCGCCGAGCTGCCGAAGCGCATCATCACGCGCTTGATGATCTCGGCCATGGCAATGCCCGGCAGGTCAGCACGGCCCATCTCGCCAACCAACCCAGCAAGGGCAACCAGAATGAGCAGCCACGTCGGCAACTCGGCCAAGCCCTGCTGGATCTGCTGTTCAGTCGACATACCGCTCTCCAGTTGGCGGAAACAAAAAAGCCCCGGCACATGCCGAGGCTCGAATAGGTAGCCCGTCCCTGGGCAAGGCGCTACGACCACCGGAGCGCCATAAACAAAAAACCCGGCGCGGTGGCCGGGTTTGCAGTGAAGCCCTGTAGCGGACTTCTTCGAAGGTGGCTGATTTATACCCCCTGATTCTCATGGCAGCAATAGCGAAACGCTGCCACCACAGCAATGCACCAGCAATGCGCCGACAAAGCGCCCGCAATGCGCCGGCAATATAACAACCCTCGGCTACCGCGCCGCAGGCGCCAACCCCACATGCCCCACCGCGTTTCAAGGTGAGGCAACGCTAAACCCCGCATCCCCACTGACTGTTCCCCACCTCCCCACCTCTGTAAAGAGATAAGTAGATCGTGAGAGCGCGCGAGCACGCGTGCGCGTGTATACACGCGTCGTACCTGCACACGGGCGCCAATGGGAAAGGTGGGGAGGTTGGACGCAACCAGCAAACACGCGGCCTCAAGCGTGCCCCACCGGCAAAACCCGGTAGGCCAGGTGGGGCACAAAAGAAAAGCGCGCCTCATGCGGCGCGCTTCCGGTTGATCAACCCTCGCTCCAGGCTCTCATGTGCCTGGTGCAATCGTCGGTAATACTGCGGCCGACTACACCCGCACGCCGCCCACTTCTGGCTGTCCAGGCTGTCATGGTTCGTGTAGTGCTCGATCACCACCTGTCGTTCCTTATCCGGCAGATACTTGTTCACCAGCAGCTCGATCTCGGCTGACTGCTCCAGCAGCACCTTGCTGCCGCGCGTACCCCGGATCAACTCGCCGCGCGAGTCTATCAGAGCCGCCAGCACGCTACCGCCACCACCGCAAATCATCGGCGTTGCATCATCAGGCGGATGCAACTCAGCCGCCCACAGCTGCAGCGCCTCGTCGATATATCTGATCATGCGAACGACTCCCCCGGCTCCATCGGGATCTGGCCAGGTTCCTTCCAGCTCTCCGGCCGCTCATACCTGTACGGCCGCACGCCGCCTCGGCCCTCCGGCGCCATGCGCCTGCGCCGCCACTTCAACCGATGCATGATCTGGCCAAGCCGCGTCTGCTCAGGCCGCCCCCAATGGCCCGGCTCAAGGTTCAACGCCTTATCCAGCAACTCATCGCTGCCCACGCTCTTGCAAGGATTGCCCTGCAGATACGCAACGATTTTCGGCTCCCAAGCGTCACCCTGAAAGCGCACGTCCTGTTCAGACTCGAACATCGCCTTTTCATCATCCTGCGGCCACCAAGGCTCACCAGCCTCATACAGCTGCAGCGCCTCGGCCCACAGCTGGTCGCGCACCTCGCGCAGGCCGGCCAGGTTCACCTTCATGCACAGCACCGGCCAGTAACGCCGGTTCCCAGTCGGGTCGCGCAGGTACTCGTCCTGGTTCGTCGAGCCGGCGAACACACACTGACGCGGCAACCGAATGTTCCGCCGCCCGTAGCTCGGCCGGAAAATGTCCACCTCAGCCCCGAAGAACGACTTCGCCTTGGTGCTCTCAACCTTGTTGAACGCATCCAGCTCGGCCAGCTCGATGATCCACATCCCCTGAATCGCCTGGTACGCCTCTTTCTCCCCCAGCGGGATCGGCGTATCCATGAACCACTCGCCGCCCAACACACGCAACGCCGACGACTTGTTCAGCCCCTGCTCACCCTCAAGGATGATCACACAGTCAGCCTTCGCCCCCGGCACCATCACCCGCGCCACCGCCGAAATCAGATAGCGCATCCCCATGACGCCCGGATAGTCATCGTCCCCGGCCAGCGCAACGCCGCCCAGGTAATCCTTCACCCACGACCGCAAGCGCGGCGTGCCATCCCACTTCAGCCCCTGCAGGTAATCCCGCACCGGGTGGAACGGGTTCTGATGCGCGATCACCGCCACCGCCTCCAGCACCGCCAGAGACTTCACCATCAAGCCATATTGCTCGGCCAGCCAGATCGACGTGCGCGTGTCATCGAGGTCAGTCCACTCGCCAGAACGGCCGCCATAAGGCGTCGCCCGGCGCTTCACCGTCCGCCCCGCGAACAGATCCTCACCAATCACGCCGTCCCAGCGCTCATCGTTCTCAAGGATCAACACCACATTGGCCACCACCGGCAACAGCGCGCCCTTGCCATTGCGATGCAGCGCGACCTTCCACTCGGCATCAACAGGCGGCCGAACCGACGCCAGCACCTGGCGCCGCACAGCATCCAGCCCCTCGGCCAGCTGCAGGTCATTGAAGTCCGTCCACTTCTCGTCCCGCTCAACACTGAACACCGGGAACACCACACGCCCGCCGACAACCTGCGCCGCGTGCTCGGCCTTCTCGATGCCAGGGTTCCATGGCTCGCCCTTGGCCGTCTTCGTCTGCCAATCGTCATCCGCACAGAACAGGAACTGCCGACCAGGGAAGATCTCGCGCAACCCCTCGGCTACCGGCATCAAATTCCCTGCTGTAAAGGCTGCGCAGGCGCACAGACCAGTGGCCAGGTGCACGCTCGCCGCCGTGGCATACCCTTCACAGATCAACAGCGGCTCACCCGGCTCAGGGTGCGGCCCGAGCAGGTGAAACGCCCCCACGGGGTCAACACCGAACGGCCAAAACCGCTTGCTCAATCCATCCTCATCCGGCTGGCCGAACAGCGCCTGCAGGCCAACGACCTGGCCATGCACATTCACCATCGGCACCAGCGCCGTATCGCCCTTGCGGCCGAACTTCAAGCCCACTGCCGGCACGCCCTTACGCTCCAGATACCCGCAGCGCCCTCGCTCCGGCAGCTTCTGCCAGGCCCGCGCGGCCCGGCGTCGAGCACTCGCTGCGCGAGCAGCCCGCTTCGCCTCTTCCTTGACCTTTGCCGCCTCCACCCGCGCCCTGATGACCTTGCGATCCTCATCCGTCATCCGGCCGCCCACAGGCTTCAGCTTATGGAAGTCGCCCTTCTCACCCTCACGCCACGAGCCGAAGGCGCCCGCGTAATAGGTGCGCCCCTCGTTCGTGTGTTCATAGATCACATAGAAGCCGGTTTTCGTCCGACCCTTGTCGTTTCCCGCACGACAGCGCGTGCGCACGTCGAGGATCAACGGCAGATCAGGATCAAGCCCAGCGTCCTGCAGCTGGGCCAGCACGTCGTCGAGTAGTTCGTGACGGTCAGTCATTGGCGCGGCCTCCCTTCGCGTCCTGCCCACCAAAGACAGCGCCTGGCGCATCCAGAGACTGAAGCATGGAGCGGATCGAGCCGCTGTTACGCATCGCGTCACCGGCCGCCTTTATGCAGGCAAGCGTTTGGGCGTGGGGATCGGTGCGGCCACAGGCACAGGCTGAGCACTTAGCAATTTCCTCAACCGCATCGTTCAGCCCGTCCTCCTGCGCGATCCGGTCATAGTCGGTGTTGTCCCAGGTCGCCCCCAAGCCGCCACACTCGCTGCACCCGCTGCCGAGCGAGCACTGCAGCACGCTGCTATAGGCGTAGCTGCCAACAGGGTGGCCGTCCTCGGTCTCATGGCAGCCGGAGCAGCTGCGCCAGAAGCCATGTCCCTCGGCCAGCGCTTCGGTGACTCCCTCCAGCTCGGCCGGGCCGGCGTACAGCTCGTGGACACCTGGGCCAATGTCGTCCAGGGTGTCCCATTGACGGATACGCAAGCCACCATGGGCCGGCTCGCGCACAAGGTGAAGTCTTACAACAGGATTCGAGACCTTCACCACACACCCCCTTTCCGCTCCAGCAGCTGCTGGCAGTCGATGCACAGCAGGCAGTCATGCCCCACCAGCGCCTGACGACGCTCCAGCGGGATCGGCGCATCGCACTCTTCACAACCCAGCCGATGCACAGGCGCCGCGTTCACGCGGGAAGCGGCGCGGGCCTGTTCGTGCACGGCGTATTCATCCGCCGCGCGATCTGCGTTGTCAGCCATTAGCCCGGCCCTCCCGATGCTTCTGGCGCACCACGAAAAGCAGCTTGAAAACCGCCTGAGCCAGGCGCTCGGTCAGCAGCTCGAACTCGTCCAGCTCGTCGCAGTTCACATGATTGTCAGCAAGGGACTTGGTCAGGTGGGTGATCAACTCACCCTCACGGCTCAGCATCGAGCCGAGGCTTTCCAGCAGCGCCTCGGCCGTTTCGCCCTCGCGCAGGTCGCTGACATCGATGCCAACGAAGCCAATCGGGTGCAACAGCGCATCGACGATGCGCGGATCACGGGTCAGCTCCATGATCAGCCCCAGCTCATCGATGTTCAGCCGATGCTTCGGGTTCGAGCCGGTCAGGCTCAGCTTATGGTTGAGGGTAGAAGGGCTCATGGAGCCGTGAGCCCCGGCGATGCCAGTGGCACCGCCAGGATACTCATCAACAGCATGGCGACAGGCTTGGGTAGGCAGCAGGATCGTACGCTTGGCGCGCTCGATACTGCTCCAGCGTGAACGGTAAGGCATGGCAGAAACTCCCGGAGCCATGCCCGAAGGCACGGCCCCCATAGTCAGGTGGTCGCATGCAGCCGGCGAACCGACCGCACCCCGAGCAAGGCCTGTGCTCCGCACAAGCCCTGCCCTTACAGCTCGCCCGCTGGTGGTGGCAGCGAACGAACAACCCCAGGCATCCCGGCCCAGGCGCGGCGCGCAGTGGTGGTGCGCGCCTTGGGTGTGGCAGCCATGGAGCAAGGCTGCCAGTGACCACGGCATGACGTGTTGCTATAGTCACGCCGTGGCTCCCCTTAGTCAGGTGGTCACGCTAGCCTGCTGATCTGTGGTGGAGAGGCAGGCAACACAGAGCCCTAGGGCTCTGGCGGTCACCGCGCAAACGGCGACCGGGAAACAGGGCGCCTAACGGCGCCTTTTTTCTATGCAGCAGCCGGAACCTGTTCAGCCTCAGGCGGGAATACGTCATCAAGCGAGCAGTCAGCACCCAGCACATTGAGCGCACGCACAATGGCACGACACTCAGTGAGGCCTGGCACTCGACGACCCGACTCATAGTTGCTGACGCGCCCCTGCGACCAGCGGAGCTGATCGACCAGGGCGAGCTGCGAGATTCCAGCAGCTCGGCGGATCTCGGAAATGCGGTTCATCTTGCGGCCTCCAGTTGGTACGGCAAGAAACCTAACAACGATTCGTTGTTTTTGCAACACGTTTAGTCGTCATTGAATTAAACGGAGCGTGATATTTTCCCTGTATGGAAAATCTAGGCACACGAATCGCCCGCCTTCGCAAGGCAAAAGGCCTTTCCCAAACGCAGCTCGGCAACGAATGCAATTGGGAAAGAGGGCAGGCGCGCGTCAGCAACTACGAGAAAGGGCTGCGCGAACCAAACCTGGCAGACCTTCGCACTCTGGCTACTGCACTCGACGTATCTCTTATGGAGCTGATTGAGGGCACACCAACCCAAGCCGCAGAAACGCCCGCAACCTACGGCCACGTACCCGATGCCACCGAGTACGCGTTAGTGCCCCAGTACACAGCGCATGGCGCGGCAGGCAATGGCCAACTTAATGATCACATTGAGGTAAAGGGCGGCCTGGTATTCAAGCGCGCATGGCTGTCGCGAATGAGCCTGAGAGAGCGAAACCTGCACGTGATCTACGTGCAAGGACACAGCATGGAACCGACAGTCTGCGATGGCGACGTCGTGCTGCTCGACGAAAGCCAGACCCAGGCGCGCGATGGACGCATCTACGCGCTACGCAAGCCAGACGGCGAACTGATCATCAAGCGCCTGATACAGTCCCTGACAGGCGGCTGGATCATCCGAAGCGACAACGAAGATAAGCGCTCCTACCCCGATCAGCCCGTTTCAGATTCAGACCTCGAACAGCTTTGCATCGTCGGTCGCGTTGTCTGGCACGGAGGTGCCCTCTAGCGATACACGCCAAATCTCAAAATACAACAAATCGTTGTTGACATACCAACAACGATGCGTTTTATTTGCCTCGTCTCTCCACCACAGAGCCGAGGTAAACCATGTCTGCATCTGTCCACGCTCTCCCGTCCTGCGGGCACGAGCGCCTTTTTGAACTACGCCGTGCCGCCCAGTCGGCCGGCTGCCAGTTCTCCCGCGTAAAACCCAAGTACCTGTTCACGACCGGCCACGTCGATTTCCTGCCCAAGGAAGCCGCCGACCGCCGCTACACCGTGGCCGATCAGCCGCCCTTCGATCCGAACGATGGAGGGCATGCGGCATGAAACCCACCATCGAAGAACTGCTGCTGCAGATCGTCAGCACCGTGTTGATCATCAATCAGCAAGGTAAATGGCACGCCTTTGTAGACCTCCAAGGCCACGTCTGCGCGTTCTGTGTTCGCGTTTGTTCGGCTGACACCAACTATCAGGACACGAGCCACGAAGTCGACCGTCGAACCGGTTACTGGCATTCCGAGCATCAGAAGCAACAGGCTTGCCTAAGCGCGCTAACTAGAACGCTTACCTGGCTGCAGGGCTACCTCGATATGCCTGCCACTCCCACGCAGGAGGTGGCCGCATGAACTTCGCCCTCCCCGAAGACAACCTGCTGCGCCTGCAGGCCCAGCTGAACATGTCCGGCACCTTCAATCACACCGTGTCTCGCATGCCCTACAGCCGCGATCAGGTGATGTTCCGCATCAAGATCGAACGCGGCCAGCCCACCACCGCCGTGCGCATCGAAATGGGCGACCAGGTGCACACCCTCGACGTGCAAACCGTACACCCCGAGAAGCACCTGCAGGTAGCTGACTTCATCGACGCCATCGCCAATGGTCGCGTGGACGGTGGCGAGCTGGCGCCGCCCCGTGTCACCCGCCAGCCCCTGCTGCCCGAGCCCGACGCCCTGCTGAACGATACCCAGCTGGGCCGGCTCAAGCACATGGTGCGCCACGGCGGCTTCACCAGCCTCGAAACCGGCCACGAACACCCCATCAACGTCGCCGTGCACCGCACCCGCCCGGCCGATGGCGTGACCGTCATCGCCAGCATTGGCACCGCTCGCCCGCGCACCAAGTGCTTCACCGTGCGCGGCGACCAGCGCGAATGCCTCAAGCGCCTGCTGATCAGCATCGAGCATCTGCACATCATCGCCACGCCCCAGCGCGCGGCCGCAGCGTAGGAGGTCACATGAGCCACTCACTCAAAGACACCGCCGAGAGCCTCGGCCTCAAGCATCGCGAGCTGATGAAGCGCATGCGCGAGAAAGGCCTGCTGGACAAATTCAACCTGCCCGCCAACCCCGAAATGACCAAGCTCTATCTGGTCACGCGCGAGTTTCGCTACCCGCACCCCAGGCTAGGCATGCAGTACCCGCGCAGCACCCGCGTAACCGACGCAGGCATCCCCTGGCTCGCCGACAAACTCGGCATCGAGCGCCAGATGCCCGAACCCCAGGCAGATCCGCGCGATGTTGCCTGAGCTGAAATACACCACCCCGGACGGGCGGCAGATCACCCCGACCTCTGCCCGCCAGTGGGTGACCGTGATCTCCAAGCTGCCGACCCTCGCCGACCGCAAAGCGGCAATCGCCAACCAAGTGCCCGAGCACCTGCGCGAACTCGTTCGCACCATGGGCCGCATAGCCTGGGAACACCCAGCCCGGAGCAAACAATGAAAGACATCAAGCTACTCGACGACACCCTGATCGAGCTGCTGCGCATGCCCGAGGCACAGCGCAACAGCGAAGTCATCAGCAGCGCCCTGCACCTGGCCGCCAGTGCGGCCGGCCTGCGCCTTGGCCAGGCCACCGACCTGCAGCTGCAGCACATGCAGCTCGCAGGCGCCGTCGCCCGCCTCACCGAAGCCCTGGGCACCGGCTTCACCCACCGCTCCGCACTGCGCATCGGCCCGGATGTGCAAGGCATCGAGCTGTTCGCCTCCATCGAAGCCATCGGCAAGGCCGACGAGATCCGCTTCACCGGCTACGGCTCCACCGCCCAGGGCGTGCTGGCCAGGCTGAATCAGGCAATCGCGGCCTTCGGCATCAACGTCGGCCCGGCCAAGCCAAAGCCCCGCCACCCCAACAAAGACCCGCTGCGCCTGCTGCCGCGCCGCCCTCGTGAGGCCCGCAAGGCATGAGCCCACCCAACGACCAACAGCAGCCACTGCGCCTGCTGCCAGCCCCCAGGCCGACCACGCTGGACATGCTCTTTCGCATGTTCGGCACCGTCCTGATCCCACTGGAGGCCGTGCGCGCCGAGCTGTTCCGCAACCTCAACATCGAGCGCTTCCGCAATCAAGTCGGCACCGCAGCCATCCCCCTACCGGTCACGACCCTGCAGGACAGCAACAAGGCCATGCGCTACATCGAGATCCACCACCTGGCCGCCCACATCGACCAACGCGCCGGCCAAGCCGACGACGCCCTAGCCAAGGTGCTGGGCAAAGAGCAAGAGGACTAAGCCATGCAAGCCAACCCGCTACCCAGCCTCGACCGCATCAAAAAGCAGGCCAAGCAGCTCCGCAAGGCCACCGAACTCACCCACATGCAGGCGCTGGAGGCCATCGCACGCAACCACGGATTCAAGACCTACGCCAGCCTGCAGGCTGCCCACAAGCAAGCGAAGGCCGGCTGACATGTACCGCTATTGCCGCGAATGCCGCGCAGAACTCGGCGAGTACGACCACGAAGAAATCGGGCTTTGTCAGGAACACGTCGCCCTTTGCGAAGACTGGCACCGTTACGACGTCCTACGGGAGGAAGGCCACAGTGCCTACGCCGCCAAGCTGATGGCCGGCCTGGCAGATCCACCCGACCCCGACGACGACTGATCCACCCAAAAACCACCTGACGCCGCACCCGCTGCCACCACCAGCGACCGGCAAACACGAGGAGCACCACCATGACCACCCCGCAAATCTATGGCCTGTTCGCCATGCTCACCGTTGCCGCGCTCGCCGGCTTCATCTTCTACTGCATCGGCCTGCGCACCGGCAAAGCAGCCGGATACGAACAAGGCCGCACCACCGGGAAGCACTACTGGAAGAAGATCGTCGCCGGCATCCGCGCCGACCTGGCCGAAGCCCGCGACCAGCTCGACATCCGCACACGCGACACCGCCAGCCTGCGCGAGAGCATGCAGCACCTTGAGCGCGACCTACTCCAGCGCCTCGGCGCCGCCGCCCCACTGACGCCTGCGGATCAGGCTGTTCTGCTGGCAGTCACCGACAAACTGATGCTCGCCGCCAGCACCTTCGACAGCCTGAACTCCCCCGACCACGCCCGCACCACCCGCCACCTCATGGCCCAGGTGCTGGGCATGGCCGACCGCCTCAAGATCGCCGCAGCCAACACCAAGCCCCACCCGGACAGCGAGTTGATCGACTTCCTGGCCACCATTGCCAACCTGAAAGAGTCCGACGGCGAGTGGTGTGTCGAGTTGCCGGTGATGTTCCAGCCGCACCGCAACGCCAACTGGCGAGAGGTCATTCGCCATTACCAGACAGAACTGGAGAAGCTGGAGAACGAGCACGAAGAAGCCCAGGAAGCAGCACGGGACATGGAGGACGCAGCATGATGCGCCGTAACTTCCCCCTGCTGCGCCTCACGCCCGAGGCGGCCGGCAAGCTGCAACACGACTACGACCGAGCCACCGCCAAGCTGGCCCAACTGGAGCGCGAACACACCGAGCTGCAGAACCAGATCCGCGCCCAACTCGGCGCCGAAACGCTCTGGAAGCTGCGCACCGACACCCGCAACGCGGTGCTGCTGGTCGACCTTAAGAAAGAGGCCGCCTGACATGACTTGGATACTCACCCAAAGCGCCACCCAGGTGGACATCCTCAAGCCCCAGGCCAAGCAGATCCGCATTGACGACATCTGCCACGGCCTGGCCCACGTCTGCCGCTTCAATGGCCAGACCCGCCACCACTACTCGGTCGCCCAGCATTCCCTGATCGTCGCCGACATCGTGCCGCAGGAACACAAGCTGGCCGCCCTGCTGCACGACGCGGCCGAGGCCTACATAGCCGACATTGCCCGCCCCATCAAGCTGCTGATGATCGAGGCCGCCAAGCGCCGCAACGCCGCCTGGAGGGCGGTACTCAACCAGCACAGCCACAGCCCTGTCAGCGCCTGGGAGTTCGCCAAGCAGCAGCGAATTTTCAGCGACCCTGAGTTCGGCGGGCTGTCGATCCTGATCGACACTTACAAGCAGATAGAGCGCCGCCTATGGCTGGCCATCTGCGAACGCTTCGACCTTGACCCGGCGCTGCCTGACTGCGTGCACGAGGCGGACATGATCGCCCTGGCCACCGAGCGGCAGCAGCTCATGCCCCTGCACCCCGAGCCCTGGGAATGCCTCGAAGGCGTCGAGCCCCTGGCCAAGGCCATCCCCGAATGGACGCCCACTCACGCCCGCCAGGTCTACCACCATCAGCTGATGGAGCTGCTGGCCACCACCCACCGCACCAAGGTGTTTGCCCAGGCCGAGCGCGAACTGATCCACGGCACCTCAACTGCCTCGCCTGCAGGACTCATGAGCATCGCGCAGGAGGTGAAGGCGTGAACGTCCAAACCTTGCCAGCACCGTGGCTTTCCATGCACTCAGCGCCCAAAGACGGGCGGCTTATCCGCTTGCTCGTGAGCTTCGATGAGAACGCCATTGACGATGGCGACGAACCCTTCGCAACAATCGGCCAGAACAACTTCCAGAACGACCAGATAGATCGCTGGCAGTTCGCAGGCTGGAACTGGACACACGACAAGTTCACCGATGGCCAGGGCACGCCACTGGGCTGGCTGCCGATGCTGGATGGCCAGAACCTCAGCCAGATCCTGCAGCAGTACCGCATTGCGCTGACGCCTGAATACGAGGGGCCGTGGCACGCAGAACTGTTCGGCGAAGAGCCGGAACCCATCGCGACAGGAAAAGGCGCAACACCGGAGCAAGCCGCGCGCCAGGCAATCGAGCGCCTACAGTCCGGCTCGCCCGAAGGGCTCAAGCAGCCACAGCAAGGGGGCGACCAATGACCCAAGCCCCCGCCACCACCGTAGCCACTGCCGTGCGACAGCACGGCGGCGGCCGCCACCCGCTGAACCTGCCTTGCACGGTGCCGGCCGGCCGCCTGCAGGACTCGCGCGGGGGCGTTATAAACCGCCGCGCCGAAGGCGCGACAACATCCCATCCCCTGCCCGCCAGCTGCGCAGCAGCTGCACACCCCACGACAGGCGTGCGCCGCGCCCGCGAGTTGAGCCCATCGCTCCGCCCTCAAAACCGCCTGCACGCGCAGCTTGTCGAGGGGTATACGCACTACAAGCTAATGCGACCAAGCACCCTCACCTACGAGCCGACTATGCCGCTGCAATGCAGTCTTAAGCTGGTCTACGTAATCATCGGCAGCTGTAACCAAGTGCTCGCAGCCATCGAGTATTGCCTCAGAACTACCGGCAAGGTAGAGATCCAGCTCCTCAATGAGCAATGCAACGCAGCGCTTGTGAGCTGCCCAGGCCTCGGCGAACTGCAGATCCACAAATGTGGAGTAGCTGTGTTCGCAGACGCCCTCGTAGAGATCCTTGAGGCGTCGCTGGTATATCTCCAAGGCTGTGCCTTCGGGGCCGGCCTGGATGCATGCCCCCACCACGCGGCATGCGCCTTGAAGCCTAACCGAGGCGTTGAACGCGCGCATAAGGTACTGGTAATCGCTGCGGGACTTATCGAGCTGGACATTACGCCGCTCCCAGTAACTGACACCTATGACCGCCAGTATTGCGACCACACTACCAATTGCTTGCACCCAATCGGCGGCCTTGTCCGGCAGCCATCCATGCAGAGACCAGTAAGCAACCGACCCGACCAGCATCCAGAGAAACGCACCACCGACAAGCAATACCCAGAGCGCCCACAAGGACCGCTCCACCATTTTTTTAGGAATGGACACGTCCATACACTCCTCAATGCCCTAGCGACACCGAGCTTGCCGGCACCCTGCCACCATGTCCAGCGGGGTGCAGCATGACCGTCCTAACCCAAATCGACCTGGCCACAGCGATCCGTTGGCCATTCCACCCGACCGAGATCCTGCTGGGCGAACAGCACAACATCGTCAGCGTCTCGGGCGGCAAGGACTCCACCGCCCTCCTGCTGCTGGCCATCGCCCAGGGTGCGCCCAACCTGCGCGCCGTGTTCGCGGACACCGGCAACGAGCACGAGCTGACGCTGGAGTACATCGACTATCTTGAGCAAGCCACGGGCGTAACCATTGAACGCCGCAGCGCGGACTTCTCCCGCCAGATCGCCCGCAAGCGCGAGTTCATCGCCACCAAGTGGCGCGCCCAGGGCATAGCAGAAACCGTCGTAGAAGCAGCGCTGCAGGTGCTGCAGCCAACAGGAATCCCATTCCTTGACCTATGCCTGTGGCGCGGCCGCTTCCCAAGCCGCAAAGCGCAGTTCTGCACCGAGGCGCTCAAGCGCGACGTCATCATCGAACAGGTGATGCTGCCACTAATGGATGGCCAGAACATGATTCTCAGCTGGCAAGGCGTCAGGCGCGACGAGTCCGAGGCACGGCGCTATCTGCCCGAGGCCGAACACGTCGGCGGCAATCTCTACAACTACCGCCCCCTGCTGAACTGGGACGTAGCCGGCGTGTTCGAGGCGCACCGCTACATGGGCATTAAACCGAACCCGCTCTACAGCCTCGGCATGGGGCGCGTCGGCTGCATGCCCTGCATCAACTGCCGCAAAGGCGAGCTGCGCGAGATCGCGGCCCGCTTCCCCGAGCACATCGACCGCATTGAGCAGTGGGAACACCTCACCCGACTGGCCAGCAAGCGCGGCGCAGCAACCTTCTTCGCAGGGGCCAACGCCAAGCACCAGAAAGGATCAATCAAGCACATGAGCTCGGAGCAGATCGTTGCACTGGCGAATATTCGCGAGGCCGTGGAGTGGTCGAAAACAACACGCGGCGGCATCCAGTACGACCTCATGGCCATCGACGGCGAAGCCGACTCCACCGCCTGCAGCAGCGCCTACGGCCTATGCGATAGCGACTGGCAGCCAGTGAAGATAGAGGAGGCAGCATGAGCACACCTCGCTGGGTACTCATCCCCAAAGCCGCCGAATTGCTCGGTTACACCGTCAACGCCATCGAGCACAAGGTTAAGAGTGGCATGTGGTCGCAAGGCCGCATGTGGCGCAAGGCGCGTGACGGGCGGATTTTCATCAACATCGAGGAGGTAGATAAGTGGGTAGAGCAGTCACCCCAGGAAGCGGCCTAGAGGCCGAGCTGGCGAAGCACACCGGGGTCGAGATCCACGGCAACAGCATCCGCATCGTGTTCATGTGGAAGCGCCGCCGCTGCCGCGAAACCCTCGGTTTACCGGTCACCAAGGCCAACATCAAGCACGCCTCCCAGCTCCGGGCGGCAGTGCTTCATGCCATCAAGACCGGCACCTTCGACTATGCCCAGCACTTCCCCGAGTCCCGCCAGGCCGGCAACTACAGCAGCAACCGCGACGAGCGCCTGCACCTGTTGCTGGCCCGTTACAAGCCGCTCAAGGCCGTCGACATCACCGAGGAAACCGAACGCCGCTATGTCCTGGCACTCGACATCTGCATCGAGTTACTGGGCAAAGACCGACTGGCCAGCGTACTGATGCCCGAGGACATCCAGAACCTGCGCGTCACGCTGATCACTACCCGCACCACCTCGACGGTGAACCACTACCTGGCCGTCCTCGCCGGGTTCCTGGGCTGGTGCGAAGCAAACGGCTATTGCCGGCCGGGGCTGGCAAGTGCCTGCACCCGTTTCGAGATGACCGACCGCGACCCCGACCCACTCACCAAAGCCGAGCTGGCCGAGCTGCTAAACAAGGGATGCCTTCACCCCATGGATCGGGCAGCAGTGACCCTGGCCGTGTACACCGGCATACGCCCCGGCGAACTGGGTGCGCTGGCCAGGGAGGACATCGACCTGGCGAAGGGGCAGATCCACATCAACCGTGCCATCACCAGCCAGGGCACCTTCAAGCTGCCAAAGACCGGCAAGCGCCGCACGGTGCTGCTGTTCCCGCCAGCACTGGAAGCCTGCCGCGAGCTGCTGGCCATCGAGCACGGCATCGAGCCGCAGACCATCGACGTGCAGTTGAGCAGGCATGAGTCTATGCAAGAGACAGTGACCCCGCTGCTCTCGCCCGTCGTGCAGGCGCGCAAGAAGCACGTCAATCCATGGTTCATCCCGTCCTCATGGAACTGCAAGTGGGCGAACATCCAGCGCCGCGCGAAGATCCGCCCGCGCCGTCCGTACCAAACTCGGCACACCTATGCCTGCTGGTGCCTGGTCGCCCGTGGTAACCTCGCGTTCATCGCCAAGCAGATGGGTCACAAGGACTTCACCATGCTGGTTCAGGTGTACGCCAAATGGATGGACGACGAGTCCCCAAACGAGCTGCAGCACATCTGGTCAGGCATGCAAAGCACCAACTGAATTGCCCCAATCCTGCCCCACAAAAATTTGTACTAATCTCTAAGCTACTGATGAATAAAGCTATTTCCGATTTCTCTCAGCACACTCCGATGATGCAGCAGTACTGGAAGCTGAAGAACCAGCACCCGGATCAGTTGATGTTCTATCGCATGGGTGACTTCTACGAGATTTTCTACGAAGACGCGAAGAAGGCAGCCAAGCTGCTCGATATCACCCTGACCGCACGCGGCCAGTCGGCAGGCCAATCGATCCCCATGTGTGGCATTCCTTTCCATTCGCTCGAAGGCTACCTGGCCAAGCTGGTCAAGCTCGGCGAATCGGTGGTGATCTGCGAACAGATCGGCGACCCGGCCACCAGCAAAGGGCCGGTCGAGCGTCAGGTGGTGCGCATCATTACCCCCGGCACCATCAGCGATGAAGCCTTGCTCGATGAGCACCGCGACAACCTGCTAGCCGCCGTACTTGGCGATGAACGCCTGTTCGGCCTGGCTGTGCTGGATATCACCAGCGGTCGCTTCAGCGTGCAGGAGATCAAGGGCTGGGAAAACCTGCTGGCCGAACTGGAACGGCTGAGCCCCGCCGAGCTGCTGATCCCCGACGACTGGCCCCAGGGCTTGCCAGCCGAAAAACGCAAAGGCTCGCGCCGTCGCGCGCCATGGGATTTCGACCGCGACAGCGCGTTCAAGAGCCTGTGCCAGCAATTCAGCACCCAGGATCTGAAAGGCTTCGGCTGCGAGAACCTTACCCTGGCAATCGGCGCCGCCGGCTGCCTGCTCGGTTATGCCAAGGAAACCCAGCGCACTGCTCTGCCTCACCTGCGCAGCCTGCGCCATGAACGCCTAGATGATACGGTGATCCTCGATGGCGCCAGCCGCCGTAACCTGGAGCTGGACATCAACCTTGCAGGTGGCCGCGACAACACCCTGCAATCGGTGATGGATCGCTGCCAGACCGCCATGGCAAGTCGCCTGCTGGGGCGCTGGCTGAACCGCCCGCTACGCGACCGTAGCGTGCTTGAGGCACGCCAGGACGCCATCGCTCGCCTGCTCGACGGTTACCGCTTCGAAACCCTGCAACCGCAACTCAAGGAGATTGGCGATCTCGAGCGCATTCTCGCCCGCATCGGCCTGCGCAATGCGCGCCCGCGTGACCTGGCACGGCTACGTGACGCCCTGGCCGCCCTCCCCGAACTGCAGCAGGCAATGAGTTCGCTGGACACACCGCACCTGCAACAGTTGGCCGCAAGCATTGCCACCTACCCCGAACTGGCCGAGCTGCTGTCCCGGGCGATCATTGACAATCCACCTGCGGTGATCCGCGACGGCGGAGTCCTCAAGACCGGCTACGACGCCGAACTCGATGAACTGCAGGCGATGAGCGAGAACGCCGGCCAGTTCCTCATGGATCTCGAAGCCCGCGAAAAAACGCGTACCGGCCTGGCCAATCTCAAGGTCGGCTACAACCGCGTACACGGCTACTTCATCGAACTGCCGAGCAAACAGGCCGAATCGGCACCGGCCGACTACATCCGCAGGCAGACGCTCAAAGGTGCCGAGCGTTTCATCACCCCTGAGCTGAAGGAGTTCGAAGACAAGGCGCTTTCCGCCAAGAGCCGTGCCCTGGCCCGCGAGAAGATGCTCTACGACGAATTGCTGGAGCGCCTGATTGGTCACCTGGCGCCATTGCAGGACAGCGCTGCCGCCCTGGCCGAACTGGACGTGCTGAGCAACCTGGCCGAGCGCGCGCTGAACCTCGACCTGAACCGCCCGCGCTTCGTCGACGAGCCATGCATGCGCATCGACCAAGGCCGTCACCCGGTAGTCGAGCAGGTATTGACCACGCCATTCGTAGCCAACGACCTGGATCTCGACGACAGTCGCCGCATGCTGATCATCACCGGCCCGAACATGGGTGGTAAATCCACCTACATGCGCCAGACCGCACTGATCGTCCTGCTGGCCCATATCGGCAGCTTCGTACCGGCAGCAGCCTGCGAACTATCTCTGGTCGACCGTATATTCACCCGTATCGGCTCTTCGGACGACCTGGCAGGCGGACGCTCGACCTTCATGGTCGAGATGAGCGAAACCGCCAATATCCTGCACAACGCCAGCGAGCGCAGCCTGGTGCTGATGGATGAAGTCGGTCGCGGCACCAGCACCTTCGATGGTCTGTCGCTAGCGTGGTCGGCAGCCGAACACCTGGCCCGCCTGCGTGCATTCACCCTGTTCGCCACCCATTACTTCGAGCTGACCGTATTGCCGGAAAGCGAGCCTGTAGTGGCCAACGTGCATCTTTCAGCGACCGAACACAACGAACGCATCGTCTTCCTTCATCATGTCCAACCCGGGCCGGCAAGCCAGAGCTATGGTCTGGCCGTGGCACAACTGGCAGGCGTGCCTGGCACGGTAATCAGCCGCGCTCGCGAGCATCTGGCACGCCTGGAAACCACCAGCCTGCCGCATGACTTGCCCTCGCAGACTCCAGGCAACAGCTCGGCACCGATGCAGAGCGACCTGTTCGCCAGCGTGCCGCATCCACTCGTGGAAGAGCTGGGCAAGATCAACCCCGATGATCTGACGCCGCGCAAAGCCCTTGAGCTGTTATATGCATGGAAGACGCGGATCTAA